AATGTTTGAGAGAAATGCCCAAATTTGACATTAACACTTATTCACATAAATTTGATTAAACATGAGCAAAATTAAAATCGCAGAATTATTTTACAGCATACAAGGCGAAGGCAGATACATGGGTGTGCCTAGCATATTTTTACGCACTTTTGGATGTAACTTCACCTGTTCAGGGTTTGGTATGCCGCGAGGTAAACTAAGCACCGAAGCCGATGAAATTGCACAAGTGGCACATCACTATGACAAATACCAACAGTTGCCCTTGGTCACAACCGGTTGTGACAGTTACGCCAGCTGGCATCCGGACTTTAAAAATCTCAGTCCCATGATGTCAGTGGATGATATAGCCAAAAGCATTGTTGACCTGTTGCCGTTTAAAAAGTGGCACGAAGAACATTTGGTTATTACAGGCGGTGAGCCCTTGCTGGGCTGGCAACGCAGTTATCCCGACTTGCTCGAGCACGAGCTGATGAAGGAACTGCGTGACATAACATTTGAAACAAATGGCACACAACCCTTGAGCGAGGACTTTACAAACTATTTGAATACCGAATGGTACGGTGGTGATCATGTGCCAGCTGGTAGAGAAATTACATTCAGCGTGAGTCCCAAATTGAGCAGCAGTGGCGAGAAACACACCGATGCCATCAAACCCGAAATTGTAAACAGTTATCAATACTGGGGCATGACTTATCTCAAATTTGTTGTTGCCACTGAAGATGATGTTCGAGAAGCAATAGACACTGCCAATGAATATCGAGCCGGCGGATTTGACGGTCCTGTTTACTTGATGCCAGTGGGCGGAGTAGAAAGTGTGTATGCGTTGAACAACAAGCGAGTGGCCGAACTGGCCATGAAGTACGGATTACGTTATAGCGACAGGCTACAAATTCCATTGTTTAAAAACGCCTGGGGCACTTGATGTTTTACAACGATGAGTTGTTAAAACATTTTTATTGGAAAGCCACGTGGCAAGAACGATTTGCTTGGTGGCCGCAACGATGTACAAGATCCGGTCAGCGCATTTGGCTCAAACCGGCGTTTCAAGGCACCGCAGTATATACTGGACCCGGAGAACCGGTGTACGAGCACCATTGGCACACCAATGAAGAACATTTATTATGGCTACTGACCCGGCCTGTTAAATAAATTAAAGGACCACATATGGCGACAAGAAAACCCCGAGCAGAGGCCGAAGTTAAAAAACCTGCAACTAAACGAGCCCCGGCCAAGAAAACCACAAAGAAAATTGACTTTACTGGCATGACCCCAAGACAAATTGCCGACGCCAAGGGCGAGCCCTGGGTCAGTGTTATCAATGTAGAACTAGATCCCACCAACATAGGCAATGGTGCGTTTGAATTGGACTGGAACGAAAAGTTTATTACCAATTTGGTACGTGCCGGATACAAAGGCAAAACTGATGCAGACATGGTGGACCAGTGGTTCAGTGACGTGTGTAGAAATGTGTTGGCCGAAAACTACGAGCAATGGGAAGCCAATCAGCCCATGGACGCACGTCCCAGAGTAATTGATCGTAAAGACCTAGGCGACGGACGTACTGAGGTAAGTTAATGAAATCGGGTGTTAGTCACTCAACTGAAGATGAGTTCAGATACTGGATCTTGCCCGATAAACCCATGAGCCGACCCATTGTGAGCAAAGGCATACAAGGCGCTTTTCAAGAATGGGATCAAGAAGCCACCAAAACTCAATTGGAACAAATACGCGGATATTTGGGCGTGGCCACTCAGGGCAAATGGATGGAAACCAATGGCAGATTCTATTTTGAACTCGAGCAAGATTGGGAAATGTTCAAAACCATGTGCATAATGGGCTGGCAATAAATTTGCCCAAAATACCTCAATTAGGTTGACAACGAATTCATAATATGCTATTATTATGCTATGAAATACTTAATTGTTGATACCGCTAACACATTTTTTCGTGCACGTCACTCGGCCGCTCGTCAAGCAGATACTTGGGATCGACTGGGATTTGCCGCTCACGTCACACTCAACTCTATTGCCAAGGCGTACCGAGATCAACAAGCAGATCATGTGGTGATCTGCTTGGAAGGACGTAGCTGGCGCAAGGACTTTTATGCCCCGTACAAAGCCAATCGTGCAGTCGCAAGAGCTGCGCTTACCGAAAGCGAACAAGAAGAAGACAGACTATTTTGGGAAACTTTTGACGAACTCAAAACGTTCTTTGCAGAAAAGTCCAATTGTACTGTTCTCCGGCACGAAGCATTGGAAGCAGATGACTTGGTGGCAGGATGGATTCAAGCACACCCTGCAGATTCGCACGTGATTGTGTCAAGTGACACAGACTTTTATCAGTTGTTGGCACCCAATGTTGTGCAGTACAACGGCATTAGTGACGAATTACATACACTACAAGGCATCTTGGACAAGAAGGGCAAGTTGGTTGTTGACAAGAAAACCAAAGAGCCCAAAAAAATCCCCGATCCCAAATGGATCCTGTTTGAAAAATGTATGCGTGGCGATCCCACAGACAATGTGTTTTCGGCTTATCCTGGTGTACGCACCAAGGGCACTCGAAACAAAGTGGGCTTGATGGAAGCGTTCGAAGATCGTGCCAGTAAAGGATTTGCTTGGAACAATCTCATGTTGCAACGTTGGACTGATCATAACGGTGTCGAACACAAGGTGCTAGATGATTATCATCGTAATGTTACTATTGTGGACTTGACGGCTCAACCCGACGCAGTTAAAATAAATATTGCTACAACCATTGCAAACAACAGCGTACCCAAAAATATCCCACAAATCGGCACTAAATTTTTAAAGTTCTGTGGCAAATACGACCTAAAACGTATCAGCGACAACATACAAGGTTATGTAGACTTTTTATCAGCACCTTATCCGGAGACAAAATGATTACACTAAAGCAATGGCTAGAAATAGCAGACTATCGAATTACAGAAAGCAGTAATTACTTGTGGCACTGCTACGGCACAGATGCACATATATTAACCAGCTGGAATGGCATACATGGCCGGGGTGGTTATAGCGCCGACATCACATTTGATACAAAGACTCAAATGGTGTACGAAGTTGCAGTATACGACTTCACAAATGATCGTGCATATAGAATGATCAATCCCCTGTACGCAGAGGCACATGCCCAAGAATCCGGCGCACGTGGGATTGACATGAACACAGCATGGGATGGTGTTGAATATACCGAACTAGATGTTGAAGAGGACTTTGTGGAAAAGGCCACTGCTATTGTTAATGGTCGAGATTACGACACACGAGTCATGATAAGTTTAGAACTTGACAGTGAGTTAGAGATAGAAATTTATCGTCGTGCACATCAACTAGATATGACTGTGAACGATTATATACAAATGGCACTAGTGGAATTGATCAAGACCCGAGCCCCAGAACTATTGGAGACTGTAGATGCTTAGTGGATTAACCGGAAGTCAATACATCAATGCCGCAGGCGACTCAGTCAGCGGTGGTCCATTTATCAATGCCGATAATCCGGTACCGGCTCCGGCCCGGGGTGCGGTAAGATTTAATAATGGCCGCTTGGAAACATGGGACGGCAACTATTGGACACAGGCATATGGAGCGTTTGGCAGTGTGAGTTTAACCGCTGACGCTGTTGAGGCAATCAATTGGGTACGTGAAAAGATCGAAATGGAAAAACGTATCGAACAACTGGCCAAAGAAAATCCCGCCATTGCCGATGCTGTAGCCAGTGTAAAGGAAAGTCTAGAACGACTGCAGGTTGTTGTAGCATTAACAAACACAAACAAAAACAAGGAACCAGCACATGACTATAGATGATATCAAGCATTTATTCACACCACAACTTAATGAGGGCATGGATCCTTTACGCATTGTGATTGTGCAGGACGAGGTTGAATCTTTTTTAGAGTATCCTGCCAGCGACTTATCGGGATTGGCTTCGTTATTGGAAGGATGTATTCCCGCAGGATATGGCGCAAATAAAACAGTGAGATTTCACAAATGATTAAATGGTTATGTAACAAAATAGTACAATGGGGTCATGATTACGATTGTGACAAACGAGAAGATGTATATGCCAATCCAGTTACTATTGGTAAACCCACTAGACGCAAAGGCCATCGTGCAGGCTCACCTATAGAACTTGACTCCCACGACATTCCCAGAACATTTAGATTTGATGTCAGTGTGGGTCGTGGTGGTGTTGTGTTAATTACCAGACGCTATGATCCCAAAAAGGACGAGACTATTGAGATCTTAAATGTCATACACGATGACGAGGACGTCGCTGGCCAGATTGGACAAATTGTAGCAATGGAAATGATCAAGTCATGAAGGAACTTGCGGATCGTAAACATCGGTATGATAAAGCATACAATGTATTATTTCCAAAGCCCCGCAGTTGGAGATTGAGATTTTTTCATTGGCTCACTCAAGGTAGAATAATATTAGAGGAAGAAAACAAAGTGGCAACAAACGCATATCAATCAGCATACGGTCAACTGCAAACTGTAACATTGGCAAATCCCAGCAGTAGTATGAATCTACCGGG